CAACAGCCGGGAGGCATCGCCGTTGGCTCTCACATAGACGTGCGTCTCGTAGCTGGGCACGCCGGGCGGCTTCGCCACGGTCTGGCGCAGTCGGTTGCCGGCCCGCTCCAGAGCCCGGAAGACCAGTGCCTCGGACGCGGCGACCAGCGCAGACTCGGCGGGCGTGCTCGGCCGGGTCGGATGATCTTCCAGCGATGGGGCCGGTCGGGCCTCCCGGGTCACCGTTCCGGGAGGGACGGTGACACCGAGATCGATACCGAGCGCGGAGAGCGCGCCCTGCACCTGCTCCGGTGTCGCGGAGCCGGAGGCGACCTTGATCAACAGCCACTGGTGGAACTCGTCCGACGTCGGTGTGTCGTCGTCGTCGAAGCCGTTCTCGCGGCGCAGTGCGTCGGCGGAGATGAGGCCACGGTCGTAGAGCTCGAACGCCTCCTTGCTCCGATCCGGCCGAAGTCGGAGGGAGGAGGTGTCGTAGATGATGATCGCAGGCGGGTCGTCCCCGATCATCGGGCGCAGGTAGCCGATCACAATGGCGTTCGCGATCACGTCGAGCATCGGCTCGATGTGGAGCTTGATGGTTGACTCTTCAACCTGCCATGCGCCCCAGTGGGAGACGCCGGTACCGGTCGTGCTGCCCTGACTGCCTCGGGCGGCCATGCCGAGGATCTGCTCGGGGGGCAGGTCCATGCCGAGAGCGAAGCGCCGGATCGCCTCGGCCCGCAGCTCCATCGCATGACTGTCCAGCTGCGACCAGAACTGCATCAGCCGTGGCTTGTCGATCGCATCGTCCGGCGCGGTGACGACGATCGGGATCATCGCGCTCGGGGACGACGGGTCGTTGATCGGCGTCATCATGGCGTCGGCCAGGGTGAGCATGAAGGCGTCGGCGTCGTTGGTGGTCTCCGGCGCCGATCCGTCAACGGTCGGCGGCGGGGGGAACGTCATCCCCTGCGGCATGATCAGGATCCCGGCACCGGCCAGGCGGCTGGTGATCTGGGCAAAGACGTGGCGGGTCAGCCACTCGATCTCCGACAGGATCGGGAGCAGTGACCGGAAGGCCGAGTCCGCCTCGATCCGACGCGCCGGATTCGGCAGCCAGATCCGGATCACCACGTCTTCCTCGGTCAGTTGCACCGCCGGCAGACCGTCGCCGTAGTTGATCTGCCAGGAGGTCCCGGCGACCACCATCTCGATACAGGAGACGATCTCCCAGGTGTCGATCCCCTCGACCTGGCGACCGACCAGGTAGCACTCACCGGCGATGGTCAGGTGGGTGCCGATCGCCTCCAGCATCTGGGTCTGGCCGTCCTTGCCGTTGAACAGCGCCTGCAGCGCATCGGCGGCCGGGCCGGTCGTCTGGGCCCGCGGAGTCTGGTCGGGGCCGAGCAGCGCGGCGCTGAGTGTCGCCCGGGAGACGGCGTGGCCGAAGAACTTCGCGGCGAACCGCGCCTCGCCACAGATGGCGAAGTGCCGGTATGCCTCCGCCTGCCAGTCCTGGCGGGGTTGATAGATGCGTGCTGCCTTGCCGGGGTACCTGGTGGCCGAAGCCACCATGGCGGTAGTCGGGATCACAACCGCCGGCGGTTCGGTCTTGCGTCGAGGCATGGGTGTCTTTCCGCTCCGGGAGTTACCCGGAGTTTGGCACAGATCGCCTGGCCGGAGCCAGGATCACGGCTTCAGTCGGGACTGAAACTCAGTCTGCGCCATCCACTGGTTGATCGTAGGAAACCAGGATCGCAGCTCCGTAGCTCATGACGCCCCACCAGATGTTCGGCAGCCACCACCACCAGGCCAGATTGGAGAGCAGCGCCCAGGCGATCATTCCCAGCGAGAGATAGGGAGCCAGGCAGAAGCCGCACTCGAACAGCTTGAACCATCGGCTCTCACCCATCCGGGCGGCGATCCTGCTCCGAATCCACAGCATCGGAGGGAAGTCGTCGTAGGTGATCAGTCTGGCGGTGCGGCCAACGGAGACGGTACCGACAATGACGGCCAGGACCCAGACCCACCAAGGGTGTGGCAGGCCGATCAGCGCGATCACCCGACCGCCCGGAGGTGGCCACGCTGGACGGTCCGGCCGCGCAGCAGGGTGTTCGGGTCGGCGATGGCCGCGGGCTCGATGTTCCGCAGGAGTTCGGTGGCCCCGTGGACCAGGGCATCGACGCGGTTCGGAGACGGGCCGAGACCGGGCACCCAGGTGGTCTGCTCGTCCTCCAGCTCACCCAGGTCACCGACATGGGTGACCAGCTTGCGCTCGTAGCGGGCCACGATCGGCTCGGCCCGGATCGCCTTGCCGCGCCGCGAGTTGACCAGGATGATCCGGGTCAGGCCGAAGCCGGTGGTGTCCAGGGTGTGCTTCACCATGTCGCCGCCGTAGTTCTTCTCGGCCACGATGGCGTCAGCATTGAACTCCTCGACCAGGGTGTGCGCCTTGGTCGCCCAGCCGGCCGGGCTGTACCTCCCCGTGTGATCGGCCAGTACGTACAGCTGCTTGTCGAAGCCGATCCCGACCACGACGATGCCGGTGTCGTCGGAGCCGACCCTGGTCGAGCCGGCCGGGTCGACGCCGACCACGATCCGCAGCAGGGGTGGTGCCTCCTCGGCGGCGACGAACAGGTCCCAACTCCACATCGCCCCCTCGACGTCGGTGAGGATCTCGCCGTGGAGTTCCTGCTTGCCGAGCCGGGTGCCCTCGTAGCGGTCCAGCACCGTCCGCTTGTAGGTGTCGGCCAGGTTGTCCAGATTGGCGTAGGTGGAGACCCGGCGCAGCACGGTCAGTGGATCGGCCGCGGTCTCGCGCATCCACCTGGTCGGCTTCGGCGTCGTGGTGGCGACGACTTTCGGGCTCTTCCCGAGTCGTAGCCCCAGCAGCATCGTGGACCACACGTCGTCGATCAGCGGATAGTGGGCGGGCTCGTCGGCCCAGGCGAACCCGGCCTCAGGGCCACGCAGACGGTCCGGCTCCTCGGCACTGAAGCACTGGCCGATCGCCCCGTTGGGCCAGGTGAGTCGCTTCTTGCTCGGTTCCCAGAGCGGACGCTTGCCAGGCGGTGAGGTGGCGAGGATGCCGGACACACCCTCCACCATCGTGTCGCGGAGGTCGGGCCCGGTCGCCGCGATCAGGAAGACGCGGGGCACCCGGGTGACCACCTGGTGGGTGATCTCGCTCCCGCTCCGGGACTTTCCCGAGCCACGGCCGCCCGACAGCAGCAGGGTCAGCCAGGAATCCGACCAGCGTGGAGGACGCTGGTCGGATCTGGCGTGCGGCCAGTCCCAGTCCCCGTGAGGGCGGCCGTCACAGTTGGGGTCCGGGCAGAAGAATGGGTGCCAGGTCGAGTTCTCGTGATCCTTCAGGAGCTGGAGCGCCCGCTGCTGGAACTCGGGCTTCCACTGCCGGAAGGCTTCAAGGTCCAGTCCCTGGGGAGTGCCCGGCATTCCGGGCGGTGTCGGATCACGCATTCAGAACACCACAGTCCGCGATGGAGACGTGTGGCGTAGGTGCCGAGGTGGAGGGTCTTGCCGCAACCCCCAGCACACTGCTGAGTCCAGCGGACCTTCTGCACTCTTCTAGTCTAGAAACGGTGTCCAGCACGTTCGGGCACCTCTTCCACGGTGTTCGCCGGGCCGATGTTGCCGACACCACCACCGCTATCCTCGTTGACTTTGTAGTAGGTCCGATGCCCACCAGGCTGACGCTCCGGTGGATCGTCCGGATTGAACAGATGGACGGACATCGTCCGTCCCTTCGGCAGCCTGCTCAGCAACTCATCCAGGTCCACGTCGAGATCGCGAGCCAGCTTCTCGCAGATGGCCGTCTGGGCATAGGTGGTGTTGGAGGAGGTTCCCGTGATCAGACATGCCCGATAGATCATCTGGGGCATCCAGGCGCCGGTAGTGAACTGGATCTTGGTCCGGGGGGCAACCCCGGCCGGTGTGTGCGGACCCGTTCGGAATGGCATCAGGCTTCGATCGCCTCGTGCTCGTCCTCGATCACTTCGCCCTCGAAGATGTCGACGTCGGCCACCTGCGGAGCGAGCGTCATGGTCACCCGGGCCACCCAGTCCTCCAGCTCGCTCTGGGTCGGGGAGTGCACGACGATCTCGGTCGGGGCATCCAGGCCGAACAGCTTCGCGTGCCGATCGATGATCTCCCTGGCCTTGCCGACGGCCATCAGATGCTCGGGACTCTCGCCGTCGATGGCCTTCGGCCAGACCGAACGCAGCAGACGGTCCAGTCGGTCGCCTGCCAGCATCCGTAGCTTGTCGCGGTCGGTGGTCTGCAGTTGCTTGGCCAGCGTGCGCTCGACCGAGACCAGTGCGGCCCGCGGTGTCGGGAAGCCCAGGGTCGTCGCGATCTCGCTCCAGGTGGCTCCGGCGATGCGCAGCTGCACCGCCGCTTCCGCCTTGCGCCGGCGCGCCGCCGACACGCTGGACCCGGTCCCCTTGCGGCCCGGAAGTTCGGAAACCCCCTGGGGGTGCGTCGGATCCTGCATTCCTGCCATACCGGAACAGTACGACTACGTGGTGTTGTCGGTACAGTGCTGCCAGCGAGACGGCCACCCCGAGAGGGCGGAGCTTTCAGGCGCAGGAAGAGGCGCGGTATGCGTTCAGTCGGACTGAACTGAGATGGCACGGTGCTCGTGCGGTAACCAGGCGTGCAGCTGCATCGTCAAAGGTGAGGCCGGTGTCGTCGTCACCGGCAACGGAACACCGACCCGGCCCTATCTGGTCGGACTCACCAACTCCGACCTCTCCAAGGCCGTCGTCGTCTCCGACACCCCGACCCTCGACCTGCACATCAGCGGGCTCGGCACCCCGACGAGCCCGCTGAACATCTTCGGCTACCCGCTGACGAAGATGACCGACCTGAAGGACGTGAACGACCCGTTCCCACCAGCCGTCGGTGAGGTGCCGACCTGGATGGGTACCCACTGGGAGTTCCAGCCCCCGCCCGGCGGCGCCGGTGGCACCACGGTCAGTGCCGGGCATGGCCTGGGTGGCAACGGCAGCGTCGGCACTCCGCTGACCGCACTCACCCCCTCGGAGTGGGCGGTCGGCGAACTCGCCGCCTGGGCGGCCGGAGCCGTCCCGGCGACCGCCGGCAATACGGTCTACGTCGACACCGCCGGCAACCTCCGCTCGCGCCCCCAGGTCTGGCAACCCTCGACCCTGCCGAACGTGACGGCCTCGCCATCCACCTACCCCCTCGGCATGACGATCCTGTCCGTACCCGCCGCCCAGGCCGGGGCTGCCGGCTGGCCGGGTGGCGGCCTGGTCGTCACACACAACCGCTACAACGACAACGTCGTCGCCCAGTGGTGGCACGCCAACTCCACCACCAAGCCACTGGCCTACTACCGCAGCGGCAATGCGGCGAACACTCCGGCCTGGTCGAACTGGGTCACCGTGGTCGAGGACACCGGGTGGATCAACATCACTCCGTCCTCCGGCTCGGGCACCCTGCACTACCGGGGCAGGAACGGCTTTGTCGAGCTGGCCGGAAGCCTGAGCGGGATGACGGGACTCCCCCAGGGGCAGAACGGTGCGGTCGCACCGGCGGGCAGCATCCCGACCGCCTACTGCCCACCGGCAACGGTCTACTTCGCCACGAGCACCGGCGGTGCAGGCAACGGCCTCGGGCTGGTCGGACCAGCCGGCGACATCAGCCAGTGGTACAACTACCCCGGCTCGTGCACGGTCTTCCGCGGTACGACTGTCTGGGCGAAGGAGTAGCCGTGCCGCGCTGTTCAGACACTGGCTCGAAGTCGGCGATTGCGCTCGGACTGCCGATGACAGGCCCGGCACTGTCGGTAGCCATTCTTGGTCACCCACGTGTTCGCCTCGTCGTATGGATGACCGGAAGGACAGTGGGTCAGCGCCCTCCGAATCGACGGAATGCCAAGCCGCCCCCGCTTCCAGTTCTCTACCGCTGTCGCCACCGCCAGGTGGGTCGGCTCGATGCAGGCGCGATGCGGACAGGTGGGTCCACCGGGACACGCCAGGGCCTCGTTGTGGCAGACATGGTCGACTGTTTCCTGAGGGGCCGGGAGCAGCTTGCGCCCGTTGGCTTCCTGCCAGGCCAACCGGTGAGCCATGATCAAGACTCCGTCGACCCTAAGACGGCGGTAGCCATTGATATCGGTCCCTCTGGTTTCGTAGGTACAGGGTGTGTCCACGCATCTAAGCATAGAGGGGGTGGGTGACATTCCACGCTGTGGATGTTCAGACGTCTGCTCCTGCCTGGTCGTGCAGGGCGCCGGGATCATCGTCGACGGCAACGGCGGGCTGGAGAACCCGTACCGGATCACCGCCGACCCCGACCCCTCCACCGAGCTGGTCGAGTTCGGCAACACTGACACGATCGAGTTCAGCGTCTCCGGGGCCGGCACGGTCTCCGATCCGATGCTGGTCATCGCCGACGCCAAGGTGTCGATGCGCGAGCTGACAGACGTACTGGCGAGCGACGTACCGGTGACCGGTGAGGTGCCGACCTGGGAGACCGACCACTGGGAGTTCAGGCCTCCGGGCGGGGTGATGCCCCCCGGTGGGACCATCGGTCAGTACCTGGTCAAGAAGTCGGGCAGCGACTACGACACCCAGTGGGCCACCGCGGGTGGCGGGCCCCCCTCCGGTGCAGCCGGTGGAGACCTGTCCGGGAGCTACCCGGATCCGCAGATCGCCTCCGGTGTCATCGTCGACGCCGACGTCAGCCCGACCGCCGCCATCGCCCAGAGCAAGCTCGGGCCACTGAGCATCCCGGCTCCACTCGCCACGATCGTCAGCACGACCCAGCTGTTCGGCAGCCAGACCGAGGCCGAGCTGCCGACCGCCATCCGGGTCAGCGTGACCAATCCGCACGCGACCAAGAAGCTGCTGGTCAGGGTCGAGTCGAGTGGGACGTTCGAGCAGACCAACAGCATCGGAGCATCCCAGGTGATGTTCTCCGGCATCCTGGTGCCGGTCGGGGCACCGACCCTGATCGGCCAGGTCAATCTCTGGCGGCGCTCCGTCGAGATGAACAACAGCGCTGTCAGTGTCAGCTCCGTGGTCAATGCGCTGTACTGGCTGGCCCCCGGGGCATCGGCCACCTGGGGGGTGTCGGCGTGGAAGACGAACGGCACGGCCACCTGCCAGACTCGCAACCAGCAGATCACCGCGAACCCGATCCGCTACGACTCCTGAGGGCTGAACCATGGCGTACTACGACGTGTACCTGCTTCGCAACGACTCCGACTTCCTCGCCCGGTCCGCTGCCTGCTACACCAGCGAAACACCGCTCGGCACGGGTGAGGACCCGGGCCAGTGGTCCCAACAGCACGCCTGGGACCTGGCCGGTTCTCCGACCTTCGGTGACAAGTACGCCAGCGCCCTGGCCGGCGGCGTGCCGGACCCGGGCCGCGACGAGTCGGTCATCTCCGACCCCGAGATCTTGTCCGCGGTGCAGGCGATCATGGCTGCCGAACCACCGGCCGACCCGGTGCCCTAGAGCAGGGACCGCAGCCGCTCCGCGTCGGTCAGGCCCGGCAGGCTGAACCAGGCATCGGTCTCCTCAGCCTTCAGGTGCACGTGCACGGTGTGGCCGATCGGGTCGGGCTTGGCCATGATCTGCTCGACTTCAGTCGGACTGAATCCGGTGCCGATCAGCCCGCGATCTGACTGCTCCAGCCGTTGCAGCAGCGGGCCGAGCAGCCCCTCGTCGATGATCGCCAGCCGGGCGATCTGGTTGTCCCCGACCAGGATCCGAAGCGCGGCCTCGTCATCGACGTCGCACCAGATGACCGGTACCTCGTCACTGCCCAATGACAGGCAGGCGGCGTAGACGTGATGGCCACCCAGGATGTAGCCGGTGCTGCGCTGCACCCAGACCGGCCGGTACATCGTGTTCTCCTCGATCGAGGCCACGATCTCCTCGACGTCACCGGAGTTCGGGTTGTCCGGATGGGGTCGGACCTTGTCCATCGGCACCATCAGGGGACGCAGATCGGCCTGGAATCTGACTCGGCCGTTCCAGTAGTAGTCCGACTCGCGCATGTCAGCTCCTGACGACTTCTAGCACGGCCTTCGCCATCGGTGGCGGAATGGCGTTGCCGATTTGTTGGAAGATCTGAGTTCTTGGCCCACGCCATGGATAGTCCGCAGGAAAGCCCTGAAGCACGGCAGCCTCCTCGATCGTGACGGCCACGCTGCCTTCCTCGTTCTGCCGCGAGGTATCGGTGCGCCAGCCCGGTGCGGAGATGATGTGTGGCCGGAACGTTCCCACCAGAGTCGTCGCGGGTCGCTCGCCCACCCAGTCCCATGACCGGGCCTTGGCGGTCACCACCTGCGCCGGCACCTCGCTGCCCCGGAAGTCCCGGGTCCGGTAGCCCTCCTGTGTGGCCCCGCCCCTGCCATCGGCCCTGCGGGCGAAGCCCACCATCACCTCGCTGTCGGTGTCCCAGCCCAGCGCCTGCGCCATGCTCACCCAGGGAAGCACGCCCGGGTCCAGCTGCTCGGGGTGGCGACGGTGGTATTTGGAGTGGGTCGGAACGGGGAGGTGGACCCGCCGATCGAGGCTCGCGATCAGTACGGCCCGCTCCCGGGTCTGAGCCACCCCGAAGCACTCGCTGTTCACAACCCCGGTGACCACCGAGTAGCCCTCGAAGCGCAGCTCGCGCGCAATGGAGCGCCAGACCGGTAGCACGCTCGGCACCTGCTCCAGCACGATCCAGCGATAGGGCACTCCGGCGTCGATCGCCTGCAGTGCCCACCGCAGCGGCTGGAGGACGAGCTCGGTCCGGTAGTCGGCGAAGTCCCGGCCCCGCCCGTTGCCAGTGACCAGGTCCACGATCCCGAAGAGGATCTTCTCCAGGTCCTCCAGACCCCTGCCCTTCCCGGCCCGGCTGAAGGGCTGACAGGGTGGGGAGCCGATCAGTCCTTCGGTCGGACTGAAGTCCCGTTTCGCCACGTCGGCCCGGACCGTCGGCAGCCCGGCGGCGTGTCGGGTCCGGACGGTGAAGACGTCCCACTCGATCCCCAGGGTGGACAGTCCGAGGGCCCGGGCCCCGAGGTCCCAACCCCCCGGACCGGCGAACAGGTCCACCGCGGCGAAGGTCACCGCTTCTTGGCCTTCAGCATCGCCGCCCGCTTCGCCGCCGCACCGCACAGCTTGCACGGCGGGGCCGATTTGGTCTTCGCGTGCTTCTTGGCCGGGGCCTTCTTCGTTGTCGGCTTGGTGTGGGTCTGGGTCTTCGGGTCCCAGACGTGCTTGTTGGCATCGGCCTTGGCCTTGGCCGTCGCGGCCTTGGCCTTGCTCATCGCCTTGGCCGTCGCCGCGAGCTTCGCGTTCGCCCGGGCGTTCCCGCAGCACTTCATCGCTGCGGGCCTTCTCACCTGGACGACCACGGGCCTACGCCTTGTCGGTCGGGGTGCCCGCGTTCACCACGATCTCGGTGA